ATGATGTAAGAGATGACATTACAAAGCTAATGGATGCCTTACACAGACTAGAAGATAAACTAGATAAAGTTCTCTCCAAATAAGTTAGGTATATCATGTCATGCTTGAGATGTTGGCAGCAGCTAATGCTGCTTTTGCTGTCATTAAAAAAACAGTTGAAAATTCAAGAGATATTGCAAATGCAGGAGCAGCGATTTCCAAATTTTGTGCAGCAGAAGATCAGTTAAGAAACGATTTACATAAAAGAAAAAATAGTATTTGGACTAACTTTTTAGGCAAACAAGACAGTGATTTAGAAGAATTTATGGCTCTTGAGCAGATCAGAAAAAAACAAGATCAGCTTAGAGAGTTTATGCAGTTATATGGGAGAGCCAATCTTTATTCTGATTATTTAGCTTTTTGTTCTGAGGCTAGAAAAAAAAGAAAAGAAGCTGCAATAGCTGCAAAGAAAAGAAAAGAAAAAATCCAAGACATAATTTTAAAAACAATTTTAGCAATAATGATAACTGCTTTATGTGCAGGGGTTGTAACTGTCCTAGCAATTATTGCAAAGAAAAAAGGTATAATATGAGTGTTAGTGCCTTTCTCCTGATCTGTAGTCTCAATGGAGCTATGGACAAACAAGGCATTTATTTCCGGAGTGCAGTGTCATGCATGGATTTCAAAAGCATATTAAGCAAACAATCATATAGACGAAATGATGAAGATATTATCTACGAGTGCATTTGTAAGCTAGTTCCAAGGGTCAATCCAAAGAAAGTGAAAGTATATTGATTACCAAAGAAGAATTTTTAAAAGGTAAATATAAAATTTTACCAAGGATTATGATGTTAGTTAGTACAATTATGAGTTGGAATACTGCCTCATGGTTTATGAATTTAGAAGATCCAACTGCACCTCAATCTGCATTTGTTTCTGTTGTTATGGGTGTAATGACTGGAATATTTGGCATTTGGATGGGTCACGAACATAAGGGTGAGAAATGAAAAAACTAACCAAAAGACAAGCAGATGCAATGAAAAGACATTCAAAGCACCACACAAAAAAACATAATGATGAGATGATAAGACTTATGACTAGAGCTAGAAACCCTATGACTTTTACTCAGGCGCACAAAGCTACTATGAAAAAGGTAGGCAGATGATCCAAGCATTTATTTCTCCAGTAGCTAGTTTAGTAGGAACTTGGCTACAAGGAAGAGTAGATAAATCAAAAGCTGAAACAGAGGTAAAGGTTGCTAAAGCAAAAGCAGAGGCAAAAGTTTATGAAACTGAAGCAACCTCAACAATGTTACAAGAGCAAAAACTTACTGATCACATGGGTGATTCAATTAAAGATGAGCTTTGGACTATTTGGTTTATTTTAGTTTTAACTGGATGCTTTTTGCCTTGGACACAAGAATATGTAAAAAATGGTTTCATATTTTTAGATGAGCATACTCCATCATGGTTTCATAATATGCTTTACATAGTCATAGGTTCATCTTTTGGATATCGTTTTGGAAAACAAGGTCTACAACTAATAAATAGGAAAAGATAATGCTTGAACAACAAAGATGCCTTGAATGTGGAAGTTATGTACAAATCGCAAGATATGAAAAAGTAAGACTTTGTAAGAGTTGTAGAAGTGATAAAAGATCAGGACACAACGAAGTCAGGCAGATATTCAAAGAATTACAAAAGAGAAACCAACATTTACCCAAAGAGGATTGGAGTTCTCAAAACGTAAAATGCAATGATAATCAAATATGGAAATACTAATGGATCTCGACAAACTTAAAGAAGAATTGATAGCTGATGAAGGTCAAAAGCTAAATGAAAATGGTGAGCATATAATTTACCTAGATCATCTTGGATATAAAACTTTTGGTTACGGAACACTAGTAACAGAGTGGGATGAAGAGTATGACTATGAGGTTGGCACTGTGGTTTCCCAAGAAAGAGTTGACGAGTGTTTTGATAAATTTTTAAAAGTCTGTATAAAAGATTGTCGTACCATATATCCAAACTTTGATAAGCTCCCTGAAGAGGCGCAAAGAATATTAGCTAATATGTCCTATAATCTTGGTTTCAATCGCCTCAAGGGTTTTAAAAAGCTACAAGCTAGTATTGTAGATCAGGACTTTGCTAGAGCAGCTATAGAGATGCAAGACAGCAAATGGGCAAAAGTAGACGTTCCAAACAGAGCAAATCGCTTAATTGAACGTATGAAAACCCTTACATAGTTCGTCAGGCACGACAAAAATCCCCAAATCGTCAGGCAGAAAATGTTTCGCTATAGATTTTAGGCGAATCGTATTTTATAGCCAAACTTATAGCTAAACACCCTCTGTAATGGTTGATTTCCTTAGATATCGTCAGGCTCATAACCTGAAGGTCGTAGGTTCAAATCCTACCCCCGCAACCAACTATTCCCTAACATTTCCAACAAAAACAAAGACTTATAGATACCCACTTGAAATTTTCAGGTGGTTTTTTTATTGTCTTTTTTCCGTATTACTTAATTCTATAGCTAAACCTATAGCCAACATTCGTCAGGATTATTTTATATTAATACTTGCATATTAGGTAATAATGATTATATTTAGTAATATATATAACTAATAGTTATATTTTATAGCTAAACGGAGAAGGAGCAAATTAATGAAAGTTATTTATCATACAGAAGATTGCACAAGATGTGGGGGTACTGGCAAACATAGCTATTGCTCTGCTTTTGCTGATATATGTTTCAAATGTAATGGCAGAAAAAAACAATTAAGTAGAATTGGTAGCAAAACAAGAAAATATGCTCTTGAAATTCTAAAGGATAATTACAAAAACTTTCCTAATGACAGTAAAACTGCTTTCAGACTAGGAAGAGACAAATTTGATGAGGTCATTGACTTAGGTTTTGGCAGATCTTTTACTGTTGTAAATGGCAAACAAATACCCACAAAATCTTATTTGTTTAAATACAAGGGAAACAGTGTTTTTGAAATATCACCTTTAAATGGATTGGAAAGCCTCGAAGATGTTTATAGAGTTCCAACTGATGATGAGCTTATGCAAATTGCTGATTATCAAAATAAAATGCTTGAAAGAAAAGCAAAAAGATTAGCCAAAAAAAATGAGGGAGCAAACTAATGTTAACATTTGATTATTATTTAGATAAGGCACTTGAGTTAGGTAAGAAGTCTTATTTCACTTCTAAGGCTCAACAAAAAGATGCCTTAGATTATCTTAATCGTGCTTATGATTGTCTTAGAGATACTAAGGTTTACAAAAGTTCTACACCACAAGAAAGATGGTTAGAAACATATGATTTGCCCATGTCCTTACATCATGTCAAAGAAAAGCACAGAACAGTTTTTCAAAATCTTTCTATTGATTGTGATTTAGTTTACAAGTTGGTTCAATGCAGAAATGATTTCAAAAACTTTGATATTGTAAAGCCAACAACCAAGTATGATAAAAATACTGCTTTGACCACTGGTCATATTATGCACATCATAAATGAATTTGTTGGTACTACTGATACGAAAGAAAAAGAAGAAGTATTTAATAAAAGTCTTGAAGAATATATTGGCAAAGATTTGTGGAAAAGAGTCAGCCATACTTGGCACTTTGTAACAAATTCACATGGCACAAAGTTCATCAGGGTGTTTTGGTTCTTAGATGGTAACTTTACTAAATTATCAAAAATTTTATCTTTGAGGGGGTAATAATGATGCAAAATAGAGAACCCTCAAGACCTAAAAAAATAATAACAACTAGAAGAGGTAAGCCATTTAAAACATGGCTTATCTATTACAAGCTTGATGGCAAAGAGTGTAGATTTACCTCTGTGAGCAAAGACAAAGTTGATGCCAAAATAAAGCAAGTCAAAGAGCAAATAGAACATAATGGTGGCATTTACAGATCAACCTCACTTGCAAACTGTCACAAGCTATTCCTGATCCACAGAGCCACAATGATTGGTGTTTTGGATGGTATTAGCAGAAGACATTACGAAAATGATGAAAGACATCTCAGGCTACACATATCACAGTATTTTGAGCCACAGACTAATATTACAACGATCAATGCAGGGCGAATAAACTTCTTCAATGATGAAATGAAAAAGAATGGTTTATCAGGCAAAACTAGAAGAGCTATCTTGTCTACCCTGAACCTCATGTTTAAGTATGCTATTTCTATGGGATGGGTAAATCATAATCCATGTAGTAGATCAGAAAGAGATATTATCAGAGGATCATCTCAGGAGAGAGTTGATTTTAGTCTTGAGGAGATCAAAAAGCTAATATCTGCTGCACAAGATGATAGTCCTTTGTATTACAGTTTGTTTTGGACATCAGCTATAACCGGTATGTCAGCAAATGAGTTAGCAGGTCTGCAATGGTCAGATATAGATTTGTACAAAAGAAGTCTGAAGGTTGTAAGAACTGCCCATAGAGGTGAGCTACAACCAACTAAAACCAAGTTCAGGGAGAGAACTATCCCATTATGCACAAAGCTTTTACAAGTGCTGAAAGATTGGCAAAGGGTCTGCAACTCCAATGTTTTTGTTTTCCCCTCTGCTAGAGGCTTACATGGCGATCAGGATGCATGGAGAAAGCAGATAAAGCATTATTGTAAGGTTAGTGGAGTGTCATATAAGGCAGACCCAAAAGATAGGGATGGTAGAGGTTTAGGTGCTTTTAGAAAAGCTTTCTCAACGACTATGGATGAAAGACTACAAGTACCACCAACAACCAATAAATATCGTATGGGTCACTCAAAGAGATCTAATACTGCAAAACATCATTATACTTTTGCTGATAAGGATAGGGCGCAATCACCTGATGATTATGAAA